ATAAGTTTTAGATAGTTTTCTACTACTGATACCTCTCTTACTTTCCTTTCTCAACTTGGTTATTAAGAAGGTATCAATACTATTTTCATTTATTGAAGCACTTTCATAAGCTACATCTTTTCTAGTTCCCCAGTAATAATGAGCAGGATTAAGACAGTATGGAGATTGACAATAACCTTTCCTAACAATTATTTGATTTTCAGAAGTTGGTTCTCTTCCTGTTAAATATAAAAGAAGTTCTCGTGCATCTCTTCCTTGATATTGAAGTTTATTTTTTTTACTTGTATTAAAGCCTTCAAATGCAGAATGTTTTATTTTTTTCATACACCAACACTTATCTTTACCTAATATTTTTAATCCTGTTTTAAATGCGTTAACAAATTTAATTTGATCATAAGGAGTCAAAAGGTTGTAGAGGAAAGGGTTTTCAGTTTGCATGCAAGTAGGGGGTGGTTTGGTTTTTAGTATATATCCCTTTGATAGCAATAGCAATCGTTGAACACCCAAGTACCAATTTTTTTTGCCTATTTATATTACTTCTAGGGAAAGTGAGGTTAGGTATGTGACTGTTTAATTTATAATGTACAACCTCTTGCCTATCCTCAACATACACGTAGCCGAGTAAAACCCCCTTTTTTTTAGTGAACTTGGGTGTTCATAGTAAAACCATTCTGGTAGAAAAGGTTTTGAAGATCTTATAGGTAAAAAATGCACTAACCATACCTACTAATTTATATATAAGAGCTGTAATTTATAAAAATCTTGAAGTAGGGTTAGGTAGTTGGTTGTATATTTAGCGAAAAAATAATGTACACTCAAGTACCTAGTCTCAATGGTTGTGCAAATGTTAATATAAAGAAACAGTACGAATTAAAAAAATGCCAGGATATCCAATACAAGCTGGATTTGATCAATCAGGTTTATCTATGGATAATGATCTAGGAGATCCGAGAAGACAATCTAAATTACCTGGGGGATATGCAACTCAAGGTCAGTCTGTATCTGCTCCTTATGCGGAAGCTAATATGAAAGCTGCTGAAAAAACTAATCCTATGAATGCAAAATCTCAAGAAACTCCTGTTGGAGATAGAGTTGATGCATTTTTGAAATCAGTAGGTGCTTAATTATGGGAGATAATGATTTCCCAGCAGTAATGGCAAATGGTGGAAAAAGTTTTGTAGATGGTTATATAAAACGTAAGAATTTGTATAGTCAATCGGGTTCAGATATTCCTGCTCTTTCAGTTGAACAAGACTTTGAACAAGAGCTAGGAAAACCAGCAATAGAAACAGTAAGAATTCGTAGATAAACAAAGCTTAAAATTAAATTATATATTAATCGGAGTAGATGTCACAAACAGAAGTACAATTAATTAAGGCAGGAGCAGTTGTTGATGCAGATATAACTGGGCTGTCCTCTTCGAAACTTTCAGGAGCGTTGCCAGCAATATCAGGAGCAAATCTTACTGGTGTATCTGCTGGTAAAATTCTTCAAGTTGTACAAACAGTTAAGAAAGATAAACAGACTATACAATCGACATCTCTAGTGGACATTACAGGTATGAGCGTTACTATTACACCTAGTGTAAATACTAATAAAGTTCTAATTAGATATTCTCTTAGTGCTTTTATCAACTCAAATGGTCAATATTGGGCAATGCGTTTACTAAGAGGTAGTGATAGCACAATTTTTATTGGAGATCAAGGAAGTAATTCAAATCAAACTAGGAGTTCTTTTGGTAGTTATATGTCATCTTATGTTGATGGAAGAAATATAACTCAAGAACTTTTAGATTCTCCAAACACAACGTCTGCAACAACTTATAAATTACAAGCACATACTCCATATTCTGCTAGTTACACCATTGGTATTAATAATTCTCCACAGAATGATAATTACTCTTACATGTCAACTATGGTGTCAACAATAACAGCAATGGAGATAGCAGCTTAACAACAACAATTATTAATTATGGCATTAGATCATGAAGCAATCTACTCTGCATACTCAGGCACGGTAGTTTCAATAGACGACGGCAAAGGAGCCTTCGACAAAGATGGTGGGTCAGTAACACTTGACGACACCAAGATAGCAGCAGCTCGCAAAGCAATAGACGATGCAGCAGCCGCAGTCTTATACAAGACACAAAGAACAGGAGAAGCTGGTACAACAGATACCATATATGCTTCCGTGGGCGACCAGCTCGACATGCAATACAAAGATGCAGTAAATGGAACTACTACATGGAAAGATCACGTTGCAGCAGTAAAGGCAAAATATCCTAAACCATAGGAGATAAATGACACTTACACAGATTAGTTCAAGAGGTGTAGAAGATACACTTCGTTGGTCTCTGGGTGCTAGTGGTACAGATCATTACACGTTTACTGGTCCCGGTCTAACTGGGACAGTAAATGATCCTACTATTTATCTAACTAGAGGTCAAACATATATATTTGAAAATAACAACAGTAATAATGCACACCCATTTCAGATACAGAGTACATCTGGTCAAGGTGGTACAGCATATAATACTGGAGTTACAAACAATGGTGGAGGTGGTGGTACAGAAATAAAAATTATAGTACCACACGATTCACCAGACATTTTATATTACCAATGTACAGCTCATGCTAATATGGGAGGTCAGTTTAACGTAGCTGGCTCTGTAGCTGATGGTAGTATATCGACAACTAAATTAGCTGGTAGTGCAGTTACTACAGTTAAGTTAGCCGATGATTCAGTATCACAAGCTAAATTAATTAATGGTGCAGTTTCTACAATTAAAATTGCTGATGATGCAGTAACAGCAGATAAGTTAGCTAACTCTATCAACACGGCTATAGCAGCAAACACAGCAAAAGATCTTACAGCATTAAGTGCAGCCAACTTAACATCAGGCACAATTCCAGACGCTAGGTTGCCAGCTACACTACCTGCAATAAGTGGTGCAAACTTAACTAATCTCCCTGCTAGTGGTAAAGCAACCAATCTTGTAATCAACGGAGCAATGAACGTGGCACAACGTGGTACGTCATCTACATCTAATGGTTATCAAACTGTCGATAGATTTCAAATAAATTTTGATAGTGGTCTTACTGAAGCACCAACACAAGAACAAGTTGCTTTATCAAGTAGTGATACTCCTTACGCTTCGGGTTTCAGATACGCTTTTAAAATTACAAATGGCAACCAAACTTCTCAAGATGCTAATGATTATCTAAATTTAACTCAGAAAATAGAAGCACAAAATATTGCACAAAGTGGTTGGAATTATACGTCAACTTCAGGCAAAATAACTCTTTCTTTTTGGATAAAAGCAAGTATTGCTCAAACTATGTATGTAAGATTAGAAGATCCTGATGCGTCTAAAATTTATTCTTTTGCAGTTGCAGTAACTACATCATGGCAAAAGATAACAAAAACAATTTCAGGCAATTCTAGTTTAGTTTTTAACAATGATAATGGCAGTGGATTACATATTCGTCTTATTCCTTATTATGGTACAAGTTACACTGCTTCTGGAGTTAATCTTGATGAATGGATAGCTGATAATGGTTCAGCTCAAATTCCAGACATGGCAAATACATGGTTTAGTGGTAATGATGCAACACTAGAATATACAGGAGTTCAATTAGAAGTTGGAGACTCAGCCAGCGATTTTGCTCACGAAAGTTATGCAGATACTTTGGCTAAGTGTCAAAGATATTACTATGTACATTGTTCAGATAATTATGAAAGTATAGGTATAGGGATGCAGTATTATTCGGGTAATATATTTATTACTCACGAATTCCCAACTACTATGAGAGTAGAACCTACAATGGAAGCTTTATCTGGTACATCTGGTGCTTATGTGTATGAAAGATTGCATAATAATGCTGCACTTTATACGCATACAATTACACATAATACTTCTAAAACAGGGCATAACCAAGCACAAGTTATTATGGGTGGTGATGCTAGTAGAGCAGGGCAAGCAGTAAGATGTTCAGTACATTGGTTTGCCAGTAATGCACACAAATTCCTTGCATATGATGCGGAGCTTTAAACTATGACATATCCAACAAATCCTATTTACAAATTGATGAAACCAATAGATCAGTTTGATAAAGAAGGAAACGCTATAACAGAACCAAATGGTGTCGAAAAAATGAACGGAGAGTTTAGATTAACTATACCTTTTAAACCACAAAATAGACATTACCAAGAATACCTTGAGTGGGTAGCACTGGGTAATACAGCCGAAGCTGCTGATTAATGGAAATACCCACCATAGTATTACCACCAGTAGATAATATAGAAACAATATCTATACCTTTACCAACAGCTGACGTACCAAGTTATGTACCTCTGGTAGTACCTCCAAGTGATCTTAGAGAACCAGAAGGTACAAAGCCGGTAGAAACAGCTGAACCACCCAAACCTACTTTACCACCTCCTTTTCCGCCATATCCTTTACCTCCAACTGATGTTTTAGTTCCTACAGTTATAACAGCAGTTACGGCTGTAGCAGCGACAACTGTAGCTACTCCTATTATACAAGATATAAAAGAAAAGATAACTAAGTTCTTAAACAACAAAATAAAGAAATGGAAAGAAAACCGGAAGAAAAAAAGGGAATCTTTACAAAGCTCAAAGAAAACATAGATGACCATGATGAACAGATGCAAGTACTAGGTGCAGCAGTGCGTCTAGGTGTTGTAATCTGGTCAGGGTTTATTATTACTCTAAGTTATGTTGAGCTGCCTATGATTAAAAAATCAGCTACAGCTGGCGATATCACTTTCGTCGCTT